ATGCTGAATCCAGCAGCCCGCAACGGTGCACCGAAAGCCACGAGAGTTCCAGCGAGCTTGTCAAAGCCCACACCAGACACTTGCGTCGCCCGAAACAGCATGTCCATCGTTTTCTTGGACTTAGCAGCCCCGATACCCCAGTCTCCGAATACACGTGTGGCTGACTTGACCGCTGTAGTGGCATCTACGCCCGAGACTCGTGCCAGGTTTAGCACCTGCTTTGACATCTCCTGAAGTGGCTTCCCAGTCAGGCCCATACGGGTATTCAGCTCAGCCATCGCTGAGGACGCTTCACCAAAGTCCGCTGGGACATCCTTTACGATTTCCCTGAAATCGTCCTTCAGCCCCTTCAGCGCGTCGCCGGTTGCTCCGGTATTCGTGCGGATCGTGTTATATGAGTCAGCCAGCTCTGCACCCATCTTGAGCGCAGCAACTCCGATCACAGCGATGCCAGCGCCTACACCAAGCGCTGCTAGCTTCAGCCCACCGATACCCTTCTTGGCTTTTGAAGTATCAGCATCAACAGTGATCTCAATCTCATTTGATGCCATATCTACTCGTAATCCGCCTCATCACTAGCCATCTCGTTAGCAATAGAGACGTAATGCAAGACTCGGGCATCCTCTTTTAGCACTGCCGATGGCAGCACGTGATAACGCCGAGCGATTCCGTCAATAAGTAGCGCGTGATACGCAGCAGACGGCATCCTCACCTCGTTACCCTCACTGTCAACCCCGCCACCCACATGCTGGGCACGCCGGATCTCTTCTAGGACGCTAAAGGGGCTTCATTTACTCCTGAAATCCAAGCAGTAACGGTCGCAACCGCAACCCTGAATGGAAGCATAGAGAACCCCTCATACGACACGGGGATTGGCTCCCCATCAGCATCCTCAAAAGCCCACCCAACGACGATCTCGTCTGCGAAGGTGCGAAACGCTTCCTCGATACGCTCACCAATGAGCGCCTCTTGGATTTGCAGGAAGAGGCCAAGTGGGACATCAAGCCTGCACTTGACCTCTGCTCCCGCGAGCGCTTCCTCTTCAAAGTCGATTACCGCCGTCCGGCGCGTTATCTGATAGGCCACTGAGTCCTCCGATCAGCCTATTGGATGTGTTTATTTAGCCTGCTATACAGTACTCCACGCTGGGACAGTACCGCTCTGGAGCGACAGGTTGGCAGTCCAAGTTAAGCTGCCATCAGTGCCACGAGAGAGGTCGTACGACCCCACCAACATCTCCATCGTCAAGACTGGATTGGAGCTGGTGTTACCACCTACCGCATATGTAACAGTGCGGGTGCCAGAGCGAGTCTTGAATACGTCATGCGACAGATTGGAGGCAGCATTGAAGACGCCTGTGATCGACACAGTGCCATCACCGAGGCCGATCAGGCGCTCTCTGGCGCTCTTGTCAATGCCCGTTATGTCGAGCAAGTCCTGCGGTATATTCAGCGTGACACTCGTGGTGTCATTACTGATATCTCGGAGCGAGCCACCGCTGTCATCAACAGCGAGATAGTCGCCCAATCCTGATTGCTTTGCCATTTGCTCATACTCCTATCTCGCTAGCTTCTACCAGCGAATTATCCCCTACTAAAACCGACAACGAACACTAAATTCGAGAAGGTACCCGAGGTCACGACCCTCAAGTAACGCCCCGACGAGCCTGCTGCCGTTACGCGCTCAGATGTGCGCCCTGTGACAGAGGTGAAGGTCGCCTTCGTTGACCAGCTCACATCATTACCTGAGTCCTGCACGACAATGGTAGCCTCGCCCGAGGCCAATGAGATCACCTCAAGATAGGCAGCGGGAGCCGTACCGCTTGCGGTTGCCCCCTCATCGACCGAGGCCGAGGTGGTCGCGGACGAGTCCGTTTGCGTGGTGCCAGTGGTCAGGAGCACGCCGTTCTCGACGCCTGCACCCGCTGTACCCTCATAATTCACCGTCGTTGCAACAGCAGATCCGGGAGTGCGAGAGACGTTGTAGTCCGCTTGCTTGCAATCAAGACCACTGAAGGCGTCACCCCGGCTCGTGCCATATGTCACGAGGACGATCTGATCAGCCGTCGGCAACTTATCGCTGTTGCTGGTCCAAGCAGCATGAGATCGGCCAGCAGCAGCATCAAACCACCCGTTCACAGCGATCCGCGCATCATTTAGCCCGATGATCCTAGTGCGAGCTGAGGTATCCAGCGCAGTCGTATCGAGAAGCTCTTGCTGTGCTGATATATTCGAGATGGCCGAGATATCGGTGCTGAGGTCATACCCAGCAGCGTACAGCCTCACCCCAAGGCCATTGATTTTAGCCATCCTTTGCCCCCTTCACCCGTCCATTCTTCAATAACCACTCAACGTCTAACCCACTGGGAGCGTCTGAGAGGCTGTCTCCGGCCTCACAGCTCCATTCTTCATGAGATAGGCCCGTTACTGCCACTAAGTCCTTCAGTGGCGGCGTAGCGTCCTTCTTGCGTGCCATACTCAGCTCCTCACTTACGGCTCGATCGGGTATTCCCCAAAAATTTCAACAGCGTATGGAAGGGTGAACTGTCGAAACGCGACCCCGCTCAACTCAATGTACCCCGTTGTTGCAGCTCCCGGTTGGCTATCGGTGGCGTTACCACCCAGCGCGCTATCAGCGCGGAGGGCTGTCTTAATGCCAACAATGGCATCCCACATCTCATCCTCGATAGTCTCACGTACGTCCTGACTTGTCTGCATACGCCAGAAGCATCGGATAGTAAATAGCGCTGTAGTGCTTACGTCGCCTAGCGTCTCGAAGTCGTCCGTGTGTGATGTAAGCCAGAAGGCTGCGGTCGGCGTACCCGCAATCGCCAAGGGTTCTCCCACGTAAACGGCACTAAACGTGGGCGATGATACGGACGAGAGCGCCGTATCGATGGCAGTGATCACACCGGCGCGGCTCATAGGCTCACCCTGCCGCTCATTTTCTTGGTGATATCTTTACCGCATCGGTCCAACAGGCGGCCTAAATTCCTATGCAGCTTGGTGCGCGCATTTTTGAACATTCCATAACCGGACCATAACCGCTGCCCGCGACGTTTTCCTGTCTCTATCCAGTACGCATAGGGCACTTGCGCGCCACTTGTCGCACCGCTCGCTACTACAAAGCCGGGACCGGATAGCATCTTGAACCCAATCGAGCCTCTTAGTCGACCAGTTACAAAACCATGCCCCGGCGTAAGCTGGTGCTGAACGTCTGCCACGACCTCAGTAGCCAACTCCTTTAGGCACTCCATAACTGCGTCATCCATCTTATCGATAGCATCGTCATCGAAGATTGGACCCTTTAGCTCAACTCGCGTCTCATCTGCCATCAGAATATGACCCCAGCAGCGTTTTGAGAGACTCTGTAATGGTCTAATGAGCGAATCGCGTCCATGATCTCGACACGCGACCGCACCCTAAGACCCGCCTCACCACTGCCCAGCGTCTCAGTAATGCCGAGATCACGGTCACGGTAGAGCACTCGAGCCACGTCCGAGCACACTGATACGACATCGCTCGGGTATTCATAGCGCTCGACAGTCGAGGCGTCCGAGTGCGTGGCTGCTGTGGTCCCGTTTACACCTCGGATCACGGTGAGGTTATTAGTGGAAATTGAGCGGATGTACATCTGCTCGCTGCCGACGATGATCGTGTTGCCAGGGCTGAATACCGCCCCACTCGTCACGGCGACGGTAGTCGCTGTCGTTGACGTAATCGCTGCGCTCAAGGTAGTCGTATCCGCCGCAGTGTCCTGGGTCCAGCCCCAGACGCCCGCGATGGTGATCGTCTGCTGCCCCGCGTTGAATGATGCGGTGCTCTCGGTGCTCAGCTTCAGCCGCCAGTAGCGCGCCCCGAGGTCGTTCGCCTGGTACGGCTCGAGCAGGTAATCATTAGATAGCCCCTCAGTCAGAACGTCCGAGGTCGTGCGGTCAGTACCGCTGTACGAGGTGACGGTCGTGGCTGAGAGCAGCCAGCGGTCGAGCGGCAGCACTGCATGACGCGATCGTGTGGTCTCGATGCCACCGTTGGCGGCGACATTAGGGAACCAGGGACGCTCGTCAAACACCAGCGGCCCCGTACCGACGTCATAACTCCGCATTTGCGTAGTAGGCCCGAACGACTGATTGCCCACGAAGTCGTCAATCATCATAGAAGCACGCTCGAGGAGCACCAACAACTGAGCAGCATCGGACGTCCAGCCGCTCGCGTACGCAGTCCCAGCGAGCGATTCGCGGAAGTAATCGGCGTCACTATAGGTGTGATAGACGGTCATACTGCTGCGCCCTTCAAGGTAGCGTGGTGGCGCTCTCCTCGCCGCACGTCGGAGGGCGCACGACGAGGAGAGCACGCGTAGAGAGGAGAGTCACACTGGGTCAACCCCACTGAAACTCTGGCTGTAAACACGCTACTTGTCCTCGTCCACCTTCGAGGCGTTCTTGTTCGAGCTCGCCTTGGCAACCTTCGAGAAGCACTCACCGTACTCTTTCAGGATCGCGGCTGGCACCTCATAGGTCTCGCCTCGATTGTAGATGACGTCTGAACCAGCGATGGCCAGCATCTCAAGACACACAGCCTTTGGCATTCATACCTCCTGTCATGTGTGGACTGCCGCCCGCCTCGAGTTGTCCCCTTGTAGGCGGACGGCAGCACTGTTGCTTGCGCGCTTTTAGCGCGTTACTCCTTTATCTACTAAGCAGCTCGCAGGATTCTGAACGCATCTTGTGTTGCCATGCGTCCATCTCCACGGGCTGTTGCGAAGAATCCGACCTGTCCATTCGTGGCAGAACCGAGGTTCCACTGTCCACATCTTTCGATGCGGCACGGACTATCTCATCAACTTCAGCATGAATGTCGAAGTTGCCGGGCGCTGATGGCGTATTACGTGTTGCGATCTCAACACCCCGCCTAGTCTCTGAACGTTCCTCGCAAGCGTGCGAGGCTTCGCTGCGGATTGGCATAGCAGTTGCTTTAGCTTTCCCGCAATTCACCCAGTTATTCATCGTGACTTCGCAGCCACGCGGGGCAATGTGATTACCCATGTAAAGACTGTCGTTCCTTCTGACGGAAATACCACCAGTCCTTTCGAAGAGCATATAGGCGCTGAAATCCCCAGCAATCCCACATTTTTCTGTGCTCGTGATACTGGTCCCGAGGCCGGAGCCAGATACGTCCGAGTAGACGACTGGACGGCCCATGAGAAATTGATCGGGGGCGTTGGTCAGCGACTCAACCGCATGAACGCCAGCGGCAGCGGTGCCGATCCCGTTGATGAGACCGCCGAGTTCACTGGTGAACACCCAAGCAAAGGTGTCTACGCCCCTATATTGAGCCGGAACGTCGAAATACGCGCCAATGATGTCCGCAGCCACAATCGAGGTTGCGTTGGCCATCGTGTAGAACGTGGTGGACGCGCCAGCGCCATCCGTGCCATTGACGATACCTTGATAGGTTGACGTGCCATTACCGCCCGTGATCATGCCCTGAGACTTCCGACCCCAAGCGGTGCCGAAGATTCCACTGAGCAAGTTCGGCAGGTTCGGGATACTGTCCGCGAGCAGCTCATCGCTGACACGGATCAGAGTTCCGTATTTACCTGTGCTATAGGCCACTTGGCCTACAGTTGGAGTGGTCTCAGCGCCGGTGAAGGCTGCCTCTTCAGCAATGGCAGCGAAGGTTGTGCCACCCAATGTCGGCACGTAGCCGTCCTTGGACGTCACCCTGATCACCGTACAGTGATCACGGAGCTGTCCGCCCGGTGCATCTGGGATGCTGAAGGTCTGAGAAATGAACTCCTCGGGCACGAAGAACCCACCCTCATTGTCAGTCATATTGTTAGACTCGGAAAACCGAGCCGATCGGTCATTTCTGCCGACCTCTTGCGCTTTCACACAAGCTCGGACTATCTCATCAGCTTCGACGTTGATGTCGAAGTTGTTGGACGCTGTTGGTGTATTACGTGTTGCGATCTCAACACCCCACCTAGTCTCTGAACCTTCCCCTGAAGCGTCAGGGGCTTGGCTGCGGATCAACATATTGAGCTTCATCGTACTCAACTTAGCCTTCCCGCAATTCATCCAATTTTGCGCTATGCCGTCACCGGCACAGGGGGCCACTGACCCTCTTGCATGGCTTTAGTCTCATCTGGCGATGCAGTGCGGAAGAACGAGTCTTCCGATTTGGCAGTGAACCACTTGAGCCACGTGTCAGATTGGTACTGTGCCTCAGCCTTCACGTTGTCGCCTGCCTTGGCGAGAATCCATGATGGCTGTGACATAGCTGGCAAGTCTCGACCGAGGTCAGATTTCACCCAGCCAGCCGGGCGGTAGTTCGCATCCACGTGGCTGCGATACGTGCCGTCGGCGCGCTTGATGTTCTGGCTGTCCTCAGCGATGTCGCCAGCCGCCACGGGGACCGTGTTCAACGGTTGCATGTCGCTCTTCATGGCCTTCTCGAGCCGACTGGTAAGGTCGCTCTCGGTCTCAGCCTCGGTCTGTACTGCTTCCATTTCCTCGGTCAGCGTTCGAGCGCGATCAAGATCGCCCGTCTCGAGTGCCTTCTCAGCCATCAGGCGGAGACTCTCCGCGTGGCTGAACTTGTTGATTTCTTCGGTCACTATCGGTTGTCCAATCTTTGTTCAAATACATGTTTCGCCCGTCGCAGTCGTGAGGTCAGTAGCCTCGCTACCAGGCCCTCGGTCGCGTCGGTTTCAGCAGGCACGCGATCAGCTTGAACCTCGGCGGCAGTGTCGGCGGCGTTAGCGTCCGGCAGTGCGTCCTTGAGCTCAGGCGGTTCGTAGCCTCCGTCAGTAAGATGAGATGCAAGGTGCGCCCATACGCCCTGCTTGTCCGAGTCAGGAATCGTGGTGCCTCCACGGGCACCATTGAGAATACCAATCCCTGTCTGGCACGCGACCACATTCGCATCGCCTACCACGCCGTTGCGCGCCACCTCGTGGTGGATGAAGCGGTACGATCCCTTGGCATCGGGGTTCTCCCCATACTCAAGATAGGCAAACGCATCCTCATAGGCGTCCGGGTCGTCTCTATTCAGCCTACGCACAGCAGCTCTACCGTCCCAAGGCTCCTGGATAACGCCAGTCTCATGAGGCGGTAGCACTCGCTTGTCAGTCTCAAGCTCGTCATCGTCATAGTTCTTCGCGCTAATCGTGGCGGTGTCGGGGCTCGCGCCTCTGAGAACTGATGACACCTCCACCCAGTCGAGGTCTTTTATACGGCGAACCGTAGCCCCGTCCTGCCTGTCAAGCTCGACAGCGCCGTCCGGGATGTTGAACCCCACGGACCACGACCTCACGAACCCACCGGCGATGTTGCTGAAGCTGTCACGGCCCGCCTGTGTGTCGAGGTTGAACTGGATACGGTTATAAAGCCGCGCCGTCCCGTCCGCGCTCTCCACTGCTTGTGCTGCGATGACCTTGCCGACCACGGCGTTCGGGTCATGCCCTACGAGCGCCGGGAGCGGCAGGTTGTTCTTGATAGAGCTATCGAAGGCCGTGATCTCCAGGATGTCGCCGTCTGAGTCCTCGACGCCCAT